GCGCCACAACGCACCACCGTGTTCGTCCTGGCCTTTGCGATATTTAGCCGAAACGTCCTTGACTAGATCGGCCAAGATCCCGGCCAGATGTTTCTCATGTTCTGGCGACATTGGCTCAGTCATTGCAACTACTTGGGGATGTCACGCCAAGATGCGTATTTACTGGTCTGCAGGTGGCCTGTCTCCCAGCTGATCGCAGTTAAACCAAAGCTCAGCCCCACCTTTTCGCCTAGCTTATACGCCATAACGTTACCCCAGTCGGCCGTCAGTAGATCCTTATTTTTTGCCGTGGCCTTTAGCGGCACCCAGTCGAAGGCCAGACCGTAGTTGTGGTAGCTCTGGCCCGGCTTGGCCTTGGTCACGATCTTGCCGGCCTTCGTCCGGCCTTTGGCGTACAGCGCCGCCTGCTCCTCCATGGTGCGGCGGCCGCAGTAGATCAGCGGCGTGATCTTGCTGGCCACCATCTCATTCAACCATCCCCTCACCTGCTTTTGAAAGGCGGGATCTAATGTGGCGACGGCCCGCAGGGTGCGGGAGCTAGCGTCGGTCAGCGTGGTCACTGCCTCGCTCGCTCGCGTTCAGTTTCTGCCAGGCTAGAATTAAGCGCCTTGAGCGCCCGGACATATTGGTCGCGATAAGCCTCCGGGCAAGGTGGGTTCGATCTTTCGATTTTGTCCCACTGAAAGATGAGGTCGCTGATCGTGTCGGGCGTCGGCGGCGGGCCCTCTTGGCTTGGCGGGAGCGTGGCACAGCCGCAGAGCGCAAATGCGCTAATCAGTAGGAGGGCGTTTCGTCCACCAGGCATCGATGTCTCTCTGTCTTTTGCGGCGTTCTAGTTCGATTGCTTCAAAATTACGCTGCAGCGGGCTTTTTCGTTTTAAGAACCAGAGCAGGACGCCCAGCAAACTGCCCGCCACGCCGACAATGGCGGCGATCATAGTTTACTTTTTTGAGAATCGGGCGATAAAGTCCACGATCTTCTGCAGGGTGGCTTCGGGCTCCTCGCCCGGGATCATGGCGGATACGGCAATGGCGGCCACCAGCACGGCTGACAAAGCGCCGAGGTAGGATTGCCAGTTAGTTAGTATATTATTGATTACGTCCATGCCCCTGCGGGCATGTCAATGGCTTGGGAATAGCCGCACCTTCACCAGCTCCCAGGCCGTGCTGCACACCGCCCCGGCCACCAGCGCCACTAGCCACAGCTTGGTCTTGATGGTGTGCGCCTCCTGCTCAATGGTTGAAAGCCGGCCGTGATACTCGCCCAGGCTGGCTTGCGATTTTTCTAGCAGTTCCATTACAATGGTTTGCCGCTCCAAGATCCGGGCCACGTCGCACCGCACCTCGCTCAACCGCTCCGTCAGCTCCGCCACTTGATCAGAGCTCACAACACCGCCTCCTCTGCCCCCTCGGCGATGCGAACCATCTCCTCGCCCCTGTCGTTGTAAAACATTTCTATGTAGCCCTCGGCCTCTAGCCATTTGAGGCTAGCCATAAACTCACGCCAGCCGGGCGTGTCGTGGTCGTCCAAAGCAGTCATTCATTTCACCTTCCCCGCATCTTCAGCCGCACCCATATCGCTATATCGTGGCAGGGCGTTATTGTCCTTGTGCTGTGGGCTACATGAGCAGAGCAAGAGGGCGAGGAGGAGGAGGGGCATTTTAGGCTAGTGCAGATGCGATTGCATTTATTAGAGTTGTTACCCTTGTGTCTAAATTTGGGATAGAAAGGCTTTTTCCTATTGAGTAGAAAGACATTCTAGCCGCTGAAAATTGATTAGCGGTTGCACCAGAAAAACCGCAGAAAACTCCAAATAATTGACTAGAAGGTGCCCCAGATGTTGCCGTAGTTGTTACATCGCTAATAGTGCCACCAGAAAGAGTTGCCCTGCTGGAAAAATTTGCACTATTGTTTCTTGTGCTTGCTTGGAATCCAAGGGGAGCCGCACTAAAAAGACTTGAAGTTCCCGACCTATTTCTAAAAAATATTTGCGTTTGTGATGAATAGCCCATATTTAAGATATTTCCAATAAAAGATTGAGTTCCAACCAGTATCCCCGAAACATCTGTCTGACTTGCTGAAACATAGCAAGAAATATGCGAATCATTTTGGGGAAAATTTGTTGTATTGTTATTATTGTAGCCAGTAGCAAGATGTTTGCTTGTCCCATCGCTAAGCAATCCAAGTGTTCTGCTGTAATCGCCAGCAACAAAGTTATTATTTGTGGGTGCGTTTCCAACCAGAGGAGTAATTGCCCCAGCTACCGTCCTTGCCCCAGCCATAATGCAAGAAGTTACAATGGAAGTCCAAGTTCCGTCTTGTTTGCATCCTAGAACAAATTGGTTAATCGCAGTTCTAACTCTTGGTTCAAGTCGTTGGCCGTCTGCTGTCTCAACCCTATTGATATAGTCTAATGCGTCTGGGTCGAATCCCTCGCCAAAGAATCCTTTTTCGTTAAGGACTCCGCTAGTGGCAAAAAAGCCCACTTATGCCTCCAAGATTGTATAGCAAGATGCAGTTACGCTGGACAATAAATTAACAGCACCAGTAGGAATGTAACTACCCTCGAAGGTAAGGCCAGCCCCTGCAAATAGCTGAATGCCTTGCGTTGTAGTTGGGGTGAAACCAATTCCAACTGTGATTACATTTGAGGCAGTAGTTATATTTTGAATTAAAAGATATTTTCTATTAGCGTTAGTTACGGCAGATGTTTCAAAAGCTGTGTTGGCAGTAGTAACAGAGCCAAATCTTGTTGTTAGAGAGCCGTTAGATGAATTAGCGGTGACCGTGCCACTAATCGCAGGGAGCGACGCAATCGTGACGCTGTTGCCGACTGTGACTGTGCCAGAGATCGCAGGGAGGGTGCCAATATTTACCTGCAGTGGGACGCTTCCGTCTCCCCCTTCATTACTAGCATATGCTAGAATACCTTCATATATTTCATCGCTAAAATTAGCTCCTGCATTCGCCGTCACCGTGCCACTAATCGCAGGGAGCGAAGCAATCGTGACGGAGTTGGAGATGGATGCCGTAACAGAGCCGATTTGGGCTGTGCCTGCTCCGATGGTGACTGTGCCAGAGATGGCGGGGAGGGTGCCAATATTTACCTGCAGTGGGGCGTCTCCGTCTCCCCCTTCATTATTAGCATATGCTAGAATACCTTGATATATTTCATCGCTAAAATTAGCTCCTGCATTCGCCGTAACCGTCCCACTAATCGCAGGGAGCGAGCCGATGGTGACGCTGTTGCCGACTGTGACTGACGCAATCGAGACTGGTTGGGTGGCGGGGAAGTTGGACACGCTGACTGCCGCCCCCACAGTTACGGTCACGTTCTCCAAGGCGCTCAGGCTGTTAGAATCTAACGCAACGGTGACGGTGTTGGCCACGGTGACGGTGGAGGCCAACGCCCCGGACACAACGGGCGCGGATAGTGTGACTACGGTGGGCGTTTCGGAAATCTGTAGATAAATGTCGCTCATTTTTGGAAGGGGTTAAGGGGTTAAGGGGTTAAGCATTTTCAGGTTACAGTTATTCTAGGAGACAATGTCACCACGCCTTCCAGCAGGCGGGTGGCGATGCCAGCGCTAGTGACTTGCACTAGGTCATACTTTGCCCCGCTGGTAGGAACCAACAGGCTGGCGGCGCTGGTGACGGTAAGGCGTACTTGCCCACCGGCCGCCGACACCACGCTGGTGGCAATCTGGGTGACGACGGTGCCCCCTGGCATCTGCCGGATCTGGGCGGTGAACGTGCGGTCTGTAAGGTCAATCGCGCCCTGGGTGGCGGTGGTTAGGAACAGATCCCGCGTGAAATCCGTCCCCTGCTCGATCGTGATATTGTAAGTGGCGGCCATGGCCTAGACGTCGGGCTCGCGGACCACTTCGCTGGGCACGTTGATGGTGAATGTGTCGGAGCTGAAGGTGCCGCGGGTGGTGGTCCACTGCACTTCGGCCAATAGGTTCTGGCTGGCGTTAGAGCCCGCCAGCAGGCCGACGGCTTGTGCGGCCAGCAGATCCTCATCTGATGCGGTCACCGTAATCGTGTAGAAAATGTCCCCAGAGACAGAGGTTGTGGTAACGGATGGGTTAGCCCAAAAGTAGTAGGCAGAGGCGTTACTCGCCGAGCGCACGGCCAGCCGGAGATCGGTAGCTACGGGATCGACGCCGACAGATCCGTCATGGAACATAATAGCAAAATTGACGCTATCGTTAGGCCGCAGCTCGAGCGTGCCGTGACGGTGAGTGACAGCCCGGGTGCCTAGATTGACCTGCAGATCCGTCAAGTACCAGTAGTCGTTGTTAAGCCAGGAAAACATATTGGTGGTTTCTCCTACCCCCGATGTCACCGCAGGGGCGGTGAGAGTGGTGGAAAAGCTTCCCTGCAAGTGCTGAATGGAGCCAGCGTTTTGTGTTAACTTGTGCTTGCGTGACACGCTAAAAATGTATTCACCGCTAACCGTCACGTTAGAGGCTGAAAATACGGCAAATGGCTGCTGACCATCGGGCCGCATAGTTACATCTTTTGTCGCCAGGAGGTTGCCGTCAGAGGCGTACAAATTAACTTCCCACACCTTGAAAAACGATGGCACAGCCAAAACACCAGACTCGTAGCTTTGAAAAACAGATTGGCTAGCTACGCTCTGATAAGAAGTAATCTGGGCGGTAACGTCTTTGGCAGAGTTTTGAGTAAAAGACCAAGCGCCGATGTTGGTGGTTTCATAAGCCTGTCCAAACATTAT